TACTCTAAGGCTCGTAGGCTACGCGAAGACATGATTGAGTTTAGCCGTAAGTTCCCAAGTGCCAGAATTACACCTGAGACAATCAAGAAGTCTATGGCATCGCACATGCGTACGTCAAAGAATACACACTCTGGTGTGACCTTTAGTTCTAGGATGATGAACGATATGAAGCAAAGTGCATCTGAGTACGATGATACTATAACTATATGGGAAGATCTGGGGATGTAAAAACCCCCCTACCGCAGGAAGGAGTATCTACGGTAAGGGGGTAAAAGGGCGATAAGACCCAATGGGAGGAGACCGTATGACCTTATCTGAGCGGATAGTAGCATACAGTCCTATGTTGTCCAGTAGTTTTATAACCGTCCATAACCGCCCATAACCGCCCATAACCGCTCATAAAATACGCCACACACGTATACCTAAATACGGTGTTTCAATTACTGTCTTCACTCTAATCTCCCAACCTATACCCTCTACACATATCTTCTTAACCTGCTGTATGGCTTCGGTTGTATTGACGCAGGGTACGAATATAGAGCTACCTACTACCATAGCGCCCCAATCTACAACAATACGCAGCCCATCAGGGTTTATATCGTGCAGTTTGAGTACGGTATCAGTCATCTCTACCTAAGACTTTATACCCTCCAACACGAGTTAACTCGTATCTGTACGATATGTTGTACACCGCAGCGGGTTGCATACCCGTTTGCTGGGCTATCTTAGCCCTTGGTATACCTTTCTCCTGCGCGTTTAACACCAACATAATTTCTTCCGGTGTTAGCTTACGTCTGAACTTACCGCGTTCTTCACGAGATACTGTAATGTTTGGTTCATTTTCGTACGCACGTTTACCACGTTCTTTACCCATT